ACAGGTTCTTGAGCATTCTTTCCATCACGAAAGAAACCAAAGACCCAAGTTCCCTCAACAGGCCCCATTGGTGTTGTACCAATACCATTCATAGCTGCAGATGTTATTGGTTGACTTGGAGTTGCCCAAGGCAAATCAGCAGTAGGAATTCCAACACCCTCTTGTTTATTATCAGTATGGTATCCTAGAATACGAACACGACAACGACCCAACATTAATGGATCATCTCTATCTTCTACAACACCTTGCCACCACACGAAATTTCCGTACATTATTAATCCTCTTTTTTTGATTCACGATATGGAACAGCTTCTTCTACACCATCTTTAGAAAATTCAATACCCATTCTATAATCTATTGTTTCAGAACCCTTATTAAACATATGTCTGATTGCTGTTATCATAAAATTACCACTAAGTGATTTATCATGTACAACATCACTTGAACCATCTTGACTTGATGTTTCTGGTGAGGGTAGAATTACTTTTACAATTTGTCCAACTCTTAAAGCTGAATTACCAGCAACTTCTGCATATAAAATCAAACCTTCATATCGACCTATATCAGCATATCGTTGTAATTTCCATTCTTCTACTTTATTGTCATATAAATCACCAGACCATGCACCATACATTCTATCATGTTTTGGATAAAAAACTACTCGACTATCAACCTGGCTTGATAAACTTTTTTCATCAACTGTTGGATAGTAATTTCCTTCTTCATTTGGTGCATAAGTTGTTCGTGCTTTCCCAGCAGATTTTGCTTCTAAATCTGAATTAGATAATGGAGGATACATTCCTAAATGATTACCTGCAAACCAATTATTAAATCCATTATATTCATATTGTGTTATTTTCTTTTTAACAATATCATGTGTAAGAAGTTTTGAAGCATAAACACCACGCTGTGTATTTTTATTTTTATTAAAGCTTCTAATAAATGTAATTTTATCTACTCTAATTTTTCCTGCTGCAAGATTTATCACACCTGACGAATCGGCAATTCTTGGTTCAACTACAAATGTAAATATAGGCTCTTGTTCTATTAAAGTATTTAAATTAACAAAAAAAGCACCATCAACAGTTTCATAAAACAGATAATTAATTATTGATGAATTTTTTGAGATAGCACGTTTTGATAACCATGTAATAGCATCAATAGGATTTAAATTAGGTATAATACATCTTTCAATTCTATCCGTTGGTTCAACTGTAAATGATTTATCACCATCATGTAAATATGTATCATATATATCACGCACTATTTCACTAATAGTTTTATCTCTATATGCTTTTGATACTTTTGAATGAATACTACTCATGTATTGTTCAGATACTAATTCTAATACAATTAATTGAGATTTTGGTTTTGTAAATTCTCTGCTTTTAATAGAATTGATATGAAATAATGGAGGTTTAATACTCGTTGCATCACTATCCATTCCAGTAAGACTTATATCAATTTCAATTGTTTCTTCCCCAACTATCGGAAGTTTTTGTACCAGATTATGAGAATCAGTAAATGTGAAATCTGCTCTCAGAGAAGATTCAAATAAATTCTCATAAATTACTAATTCTTGAAACGAAGGAATTAAATTAAAAGCTTTAGTAGCAGAATGAATTTTAAAATCTCTGACAGTAACATCAGAAGCGTTTATTTGATTTGGCATTATATTATTCTACAATGATTTTTTTAAATTCAGATACAATTACTTGTGTATATTCTGGTTTAATAATATTAATCTGTCTTTTAGCATCATTCAATGTTTCTTCATGTACGAAATTAGTAATAGCTGTTGCACCTGATGCTGTTGAATCAACTTCATATTTATCTGCATCTTCATAGTGATGGGTTGCATTGACATTGGCTACACCATATTTTTTATTAACAAATTTCTGTAAATCACGATAAGTTAAAGGCCAATCATAGTATGGATTAGTCATATAGTTACCATATAAAATAATCCAATGTAATGTTGAATCACCATACACTTGATGAGCAAGTGATTCAGGTGTATCACCATCCATAATGGAATATTGTTCAAAAAATGCATGATTAACTATTTCAAGTTTCTTTCGTACACGCTTAAGTATATCAGTAATAACTTGAGCACTAAGTTCATTTTTTGTTCCACGAACATCATATTCAATTACGGGAAAATATTTAAAATATGCCATTTAGAACTCCTTCTCCGTGCCGGCAAACCTACCAACATTTGTAGCTCCTATAACATCTTCACCTGTAACCAATTCTGTTTCAACGAAAGTTAATGCAAGTGAAATTTCAACAGGAGCACCATTTTGTAATGACCGCCATGCATTTTGTGCTGCAAAATTTGTATTAATAGTTTTAAGAACACACATTTTTATCTGTGGTATATATGGATTAGACACAAATCTTGAGTCCAACACATCAGAATAAATATCTGCCTTTTGTTTTATTAAAAATTCAATATGAAATTCTTCTGGATAACTGAAAAATCCTGACTCACCCTTACTATATAGTGGTTTAGAATAATATCTAAAAGTTTGAATAATATCTTGTACCACATTTACTTCAGCCTCATTCCTTGCTCTAAAAACAAAATTAAAAGAAAACTCACGAAATCCAATTCCAGAAAATGTCATTTCTTTATATGGATTAGCTACTTTTCCAGTTCCAGATTCTAAAGCTTTTTGTATCCCTGTACCACCCAACATTCCAAGTACACCACCAGCCATTGTACCACCCATTCCTGATTTGAACATATTTCCAACCGCAGCACCAAGTCCACCACCTACTATATTTGCAAATTGACTAAAAGCAGCACCTTGGATAGCCTCCCCTCCTTTTGCCATACCACCTACCAAGGTTCCTAATTCTGCTCCTTCCCAACTATTTTCTTCTGCAAAGACAATCTCATTAGGCATATTTAAATAAATTGTTTGCATCATATCCGTCTGTTCTTCCTTGAGCTTCAGAAAGTTTTTTTGCTTTAACCCTGAGAAAACACTTCCGGCAGCGTCAACAATAGCATTAACATTTTTTTCATTTGTTATAATACCCAGGATATTCTGATCGCCGTCCTTTATCTCGTTTAAATATTCTATTCTCTCATTTAATTCTCTCTGTCTTTCTTTATCTGGATCATTTTTCAATTTTTTCAACTCTGCTTCTTTAGCTTTTATTTCATCCAATATTTTTGCTTTTGCACTTTTACTATCAAAACCAGCAGCTATTTGGGTGTAAGGTGCCTCTAATTTCTTTGTTACTGATTCTAAACTAGCACCTAGTCTTTTATAAACAGTAAATTTAATACATTCAGGATAAAATTGATCACCTGTTGAATCTATAGGATACACTAATTGCTTACCTTTGTGTAATCTTTTCCTTTGGAAGGTCTTTTCTTTGAGTGTTTCTGCTTCTCTGTTTGCTTCGTCTATTTTATACTGATGATAAGCCGCCTTAGCTGCATCTACTCCACCCATGTGCTGTGTCCATTCTGATGCTATACCACCTTCAGTCTTATACCTATCTTTTTGTTGGCGTTGCCATTGTGCCCATTTCAGCATTTCTTTTTTCCTTTAAGTTGATACTGTATTTAATCTGGTTTCTTTCCAAATTGCTTGACTTGTTGCTCTTGAATTCTTTTTATCAAAAAACTTTTCTGTTGATAACATAATAGCTAATTCCCAATCCAATGGATGTACATTAATTATTTTTGATTGTATATTACTATAATTATATCTTCTTAATGATGCTTTTGCAAATGTAAACTTTTTATTATTACTAACAGCATTTGTAAATGACCTAAAATTTAATTCAGTTGATATGTCAAAATCTAAATTACTTAAAAAAATAAACATATTTCCCAATGTAAGAGCTCTCATTTTTGGTGTAAGATAATGAAAATTAATTCCATCAAAATAACCTGGTTTGCTATTCAAAACAAAAATTAATGGATATAAGTCATATGTTGTTTCTACCATATCTGGTCTATATTTAAAAAACATCATTTTGCCCCTTATAGGTCTACCAGCTCTTCTTCCACCTTCTTTTAACATCTGAGTATAAGAAAAACTCGTACCATAAGCCGCAGCATAATCGTGATACCATTCTCTTGCTTCTGGACTTCTACCTATAATATCTTGTTTTTGTGCTTCTCTATGTGCTTTTTGAAAAAAAGATTCATTAGTTAAATAATCTATATGTTCTTGTAATACTTCTTGAGCTTCTCCTTCCAGCTGACTCTTAGACAGAGGATGTTCTGCTAGTTTGTCAACTTGTCTACGAAGCGTTGCCCTTGAGAGTTTCTGTATATCTGCTATAGTTGGAAATCCCAGAGGAACAAGCATTTTAGTATAGTGTGAAGATTCTTTTTGATTAAATTTTGCTACAAGCACCTGAACTTCTACATTCTCACCAATATTTTTAAAACTCTTAATTTTTCCTTTTGCAAAAGATTTACCTATTACACCTATAAATTGTCTAAGACGAGGACCAGCTGAAGCTACAAGTGCTAGAGTCTTTAATGCATTTGACTTACCTGAGACTAATTTTAGTAATTGAATTGCCATGTATATATTTATAATACTTTCTTGGATTTTTTAGTCTTGATTCCTAGCTCTTTTTCTGTTATAATCACAAATTCAAAGCCTCGTTTCTCGGCCCATTTACGAGCAGCCTTCCATTTTGCCTGATTCATTATATAAGTCTTGAGTTTCTTGATATATCCTGGAGTCTGCTTCTTTGGTTTCTTGGGTGGTTTACATTGATCTGCTGGTTTGACTTCAATGATATATTTCTGATATTCTCCTGTATTAGACTTCACTTTAGCATAGAAATCAACGAAATATCGTCTGGTTCTCTTTTCTACTGGATTATAATATGGAATAATGACATTTTCTGAACCCCATTCAATCACTTTGGGGTGAGTATCTAAATACTTCATATATCTCAATTCCCATCCAGAACGATAGTGGCATTCTTGAAGATCCGCCACATACTTCTCTTTATTTTGTACTACATAACGACCGACTTTTGGATATTTTTTCATAAAACTCTTATAAATATAGTATAGTTCAAGTATTTATAACGGAGAGGAAAATGGCATTAACAATATCAGATATTCAAGCAAAAACCAAAGCTTCTTTTGCACGACCTAATTTATTTACAGTTCGTATATTCAAGTGGGGTAGTGTAAATGAAGATGTATTTCCACTTACCTTAAATTGTTACAATGCACAAATTCCCGGTATATCCATAGCCACAACTGACAAAGACTTAGGATATCGTTCTGTAGGTTATCAAAAATTATATGATGATGTGTTACTATCATTTTATTGTAGTGAGAATTTAATGGAACTTAACATTATGCAAAAATGGTTGGAAATAATAAGTAATCCAGTAAATAATCGTATAGGATATTATGATGATTATAAATCTCAAATAGAAATTATTGATATATCCAGACAAGATAAAAAAACATTAACAACAACTTTACATGAAGCTTATCCTAAGAAGATTGACCCAATCCAATTAGATTATGGGTCTACTGATATAATGCGTATGACTGTTAATTTTACATACAGACATTTTACACAAGTTTGGGGAGATAAAGAAAAGACAGCTGATTTAGAAGTTTAAGGAATAATAATATTATTTTTATATAGGAGTAAATGAAATGGGTTTACCAACAATTACAGTACCAGAATATACTTTAAAATTACCATCAACAGGAAAAGAATATAAGTATAGACCTTTTCTTGTTAAAGAAGAAAAAATTCTTCTCATCGCAATGGAAAGTGAAGATGAAGAACAAATAATGGATGCAACTATTAATATAATTAAAAATTGTGTTGTTGGTGAATTAGATATTGATAATCTACCAATGTTTGATATAGAATATATTTTTCTTCAATTAAGAGGAAAAGCCAAAGGAGAAAGAATTGAATTAAAATATAAATGTCCTAAATGTGAAGGACAAATTCCATTGGGTATTAACATAGATAATATTAAAGTAATCACAAAAGAGGGCCATAGTACCAAAATAGAATTGC